AGCCGATGTTGCCCACGTTGACGAACTGCTGAAATAAGGGATGCCGCCCGATGTTCCGGCGACCGTGAGGGCAAGCGTGCCCGCGCCCGTGATAGGTGAACCCGCCACGCTGATGAGTCCGCCCGTGAAGGACTGAGCAACGCTGGTTACGGTTCCGCTGCCTGATACCGTTGACCATTTTAGTCCCGTCGCCTCTGCTGAATCTGCTACAAGCACTTGCCCATTTGTGCCCACCGACAGGCGGGCGGGCGCATTATCTGCGGACGCCGCCAATATGTCGCCCTTGGAATCAAATAATGATTTGAGAACAGCATCGGCGCTTAATGCTAATCCGTTTGCCGCCGCGAAGGTGGCAACGGGCGGGTCAATGAGCGCGCCTGTGAGCGGGTTGACTTTGACGGCTGCGGTTGGTGTAGGCATTGGTTATTGAAAGGCTTGCCAAACTTTGGCGTTGGTCGAAGCGTTGTAGTCGTCGGGGCGGATAATGGCGGGCGATGCCTCGGCATCGGTTCCGGCGCGAAGCTTGAAAACCTTGCTGCCAAAGCTGGCATGGTCAAAGGCGAGCAGGCACGGGACGGCGCGGTTGGTGGTGACGAGGCTATCCAAGTCAGTTGCCGTGCCGCCGGTGTAGCCGGTGATCGTTCCGTTAAAATAGCCAAAGGTCGAAGTGGTGGCGGTTGTCAGGTTGCCAACATCAATCACGTCGCGGCGCACGGTGCAGGGGATGGACAACGCTTTGATCGGAGCCTCGGACGGCTCGGTGATTTGGATCTCAAAGGTGCGCGTGATTTCATCCGTGCCAGCAAGCGCAAACTCGACATACATCGCCCATGTGGACAGTGAAAGCGTGCCGGACCATGTGAGTTGCCAAGTGAGATTGCTTGTCAGGGTGAGCGCGGCCTGCGCGCCCGTTGTGCGGCCCGTGAGTTCCCATTCCTTCGCGGATACCTTGTTGACGTAGTAAAGCGTGCCAAGCTGGGCGCTGAGTGTTTGCGCCGTGGCGTCGTAGGGAAAGCTGGCACCGATGGAATAGCCGGCGGTTGTCTCGGCCACTCCATAGGCTCCGCTGGTGGTGGGTGCCTGTCGAGAGCCGTTGAAAGCCTGCGTGACCGTGACAATGCTCGTGCTCGATGTGGCTGAGAATTGCGAATCGGCGTCAATGATGGCTGCAACCTTCGTGGCAACCTGTGTGGAGGTATCGCCGACAAGCACGCCGGTAATGGCAATGCTGCGGTCGCACGCGGCGACGGCGGTTGGCATCGTGCTACCGCCGGCGTCAATCCAAATGCCGACGGTGCCCGTTTCGTCGGAAAGGATGATGTAGCCGCCGGCAATGTATCCCGTGGCACCGCCTGGGCAATAGACTTTGACAACCTGCGCTTGCGCCGTGTTGAGAATCCAGCTTCCGCCCTTTACGTTGCCGGTAATGGCGATGCGGGTAATCTGCGGCACGCTCGCCGTGCCTGTCTGCACGTTCGTTTGTGAAATGCTGCCGCTGGCATCCTGTGCAAAGTCGCTGGAATAGGCGAGATAGCCCTTTTTGAGCACGATGACTTGCACCTCCTGCGTGCTGGCATCGCCCGTTTGCACTTCGAGCACGTTGTTGGTGGAGACGATGGCCGGTGAAAGCGTGCCCTTGTTCAGCACCATCATGGAGCGCGCCCCGACTGCGGTAAATGATACGATATAAAGCCCGCCGTCTTTTTGCACGGAAACACCGCCCGCCGCGATTACTGACGCGAGTAAATTCAGAGCCACGGAAACCGCCGAGGCGGTCGCGTCGAATGTCAGTGAGGAAGTGGTATCGGCCCCGAAGGTAATCGTGAACGCGCCGGAGGTTGGCGGATCGTCCGACTCGCCGATGGCGACCTCGATAAGCGAGGATGCGTCCACATTGGCGTCATCAAAGGTTCCGTCGCTCGTCGGGGAAAGAAAGCGTGCGCTGCGGTCGCGTCCGTCCCGGCGGATAAAGGCGGGGTTTTGTGCGAGAGATTCGGAGGCGGCGGAGGCGAGAAGCCCTTTGCACGTCTCGTCTGAAAGGTCAATGTTCCAAGTAGGCGCTTGCATCGTCGTTATTGCTTATGACTTGCAATAGTGGCATTGTCAAGTGTTGCGGTAGGTCTTAAACCACGGCAATAGCGCGACGAAATCGCCGATGGCCCCGGAGCCGTAGTTTTGGCGGAGGATGCCGACGAGTAGATCGTTGCAAGTGTGCTGAATCATGGCGTATTTGATGCCGTCCTCGAACACCACATCCACCTTTTCAAACTGCGTCTCGGTGCGCGCCGGGCGAAAGCTGACAAGTAACTGATAAATCGTCGCGCCGCTCAAATACGTCTCCCCTGCCCCGCCGCCGGTCTTTGTGTAGGATGCCGGCCACGCCGCCCACCTCGGCCCGCTTCTGAGTGTCGCGCTGGTCAGTGAGAGATACGCGCCGACGACAACCTCAAGCCAGATGACATCCGTGCCGCTCGTGACGGAAACCGGGTCGTGCGTGGGCACTTCAAAGCCGGTGATGGCGGCTTGCTTATCCCAATTTTGCCCGCTGCTGTCCCATGCGCTGCTCGCCATTCCCCAAAGCGTAGAAAGCGGGTTGAAATCCACGTAAAGGCGCTTTGCCCTCCCCTGCTCGTTGGTGTCGGCTCCCGTGATGATGGGTTGCCACGGTGTCAGCTTTGTGGGGTGAAATGCGCCGAAGTCGGCAATGTGATTGGCATTGGCAACCTCCACGAGTGAAAAACGGTCGCCGCGTGAGTTGCCGACGATGATTTGCATCGGGTTTTGCGCGCCCTGTCCTGCTTCCAACTGTTCGAGCAAGTGGCCGTGATGGTTCAGCGCATCTACCACCTTGTTCAGGTGGTCGCGTTGTCGCACGTTTCCGCCTTCAAACTGCGGGATGTTCTTTGCGTCAGCGTCGAGGCGTGGCATCGGTTACGGCTGCGATTGGTTCAAGTTGATATTCCAAAGTAGGGACGCGAAATCAAACGGCATGATCACGACCTGATTTTTCTCTTCGCAGAGGTAGTATTGACCTTCCGGCGTCCAAGTCGGGCCTTCGTTGACAATGTTGGCAATGCCATTGAAAAGGCGCTCCTGCGCCGGAAATGGAGCGGGGACGACTTCGCCAGTGTCCGGGTCAACGCCGTAATACACGGGCACGTTGGAAATGCGCGGTTGCGAAAGCGGCACGATGGCGATGCCGCCCCGCGCGCCGGTCTGGTTGACAATCTGGATGGTCGGCGTGACACCGCCCAACTCCTGCGGGTAGCTGGCAAGCGCGGGCCGTTTGCGAAGCACGTATTTGATGCCGACGCTCGGCGCTTTGTAGGTCAACGTGGTGGTCGGCTTCGTGTAGGTGACACCCAGCGCCGCCGTCAGTTGCTCAACAACGCTGTCTTTGTAGTCGAGCTGCACCGATTGCGTCGTCACGCCTCCGCCGGAAATAATGCGTTCGGGAAGTTTGCCGTCAAACGTGCCCTTGTAGTTCACATCTACCTCCGCCCATGCGCGCCCTTTGCTGATGGTGTAGGTGCCGAGCGTCAGCGCATTGTATTCGGGATCGGGCTGGTTTCGGTTTTTGCGCAGCGTGGCGATGAAATCGGGGATATTGGCAACCTTGCCGCTGTATTTTCGCGTGATGGAGTCCAGCCCCCATGCGTCAATCGTGAGTTGCGCCCCTGGCTGTTCGACAAATGTTTCGCCGGCGGAGGTGAGGTAGGTCATTTGGTGAGAAGTCCGTTGATGGCGTCCACAAGTGCCTTGATGCTTTTGTCCTCGATGTTGACTTTGCCGGCCTCGGCTCTTGCGGCGGCTATCATTCTGTTTCTTTCGGCCAATTCGATGCCGGAAATTCGCTTGCCCGTTGATGGATCAATGCCGCTGATGATTTGCCCGGCAGTGCCGCGCGCGATTCCAGTAAGCCCTAATTTACCCTCTGATTTTGCAAATCCCTTATTGAAGCTATCGGCCTGCTTCATCGCGGCGCGCCGGGCGGCGTTTAATTGAGCTTCGCCGCCCATGCCTCCCATAACGACAGCGCCAGCTTGCTCCATGTTCAAAACGTGCTTTCTGCGGTCAAATTCCTCTTTTGAAATCGCGCCCTTTAGTTCTTCTAGGTTTGCGCGCTTTCTCGCAAATTCCAACTGCTGCCGCTGTTCTTCGGTTGCAGCCCGCCCAAACGTCGCGGTGTTGATTTCAACATCCAAATTGACACGCCGCATTTCTGCCGCTTCGGTAATTGCGTGCTTTTGTTCAATCAGCAGTTTCTTTTGCTCTTCGAGTTCCTTTTTCTTCTGGCGTTCCAGTTCCAGCGCCTTTTTGTCAGCTTCGAGCTTTTCGTCGAGTAGCTGCTTTTGTTTGTATCGCTCATTTTCGGCATTGATGGCCTTCCGCGCTTCGATGCGTGAGCCTGGGGTGTCCTTTAATTCTTTAAGCCGATCCTCATGATCCCTCTTCTCCTTCATCTTCGCCGCCACTTGTTCGCCGTAAATTCTTTGGTTAGCTAGGTCTTTGGCAGCTTGCAAATCCCTTTTGGCATCTTTTGAGAATTGGTCAGAGTTTGCGCCATAACGCTTCACCGTCTCGCCGTATGCCTGCCATGCAGCATTGGCCTTCTCGGTCCGCATTATAATGTCAATCAAGCTGGCTCCGATAGCGAGCACGCCGCCTAAAATCATGCCGCGAGTGCCAAAGATAGACGCAATCTGAGAACCTTGTTGCGCGATCACGCGGGACATACTCATGCCCATTTGCAGGGAGATAGCTACGTCCTGCGCCTGCTGTGCAACCATGCCCGCCCGATAGCCCGCGTTTTGACCGCCGCCAAACGCAGATCCACGCCGCACTTGCTGCTCGTGGGCTGCAATACGGCTGCTTGATTGCTTAAACGCCCGCTCATTTCCGGCAAGAAACGCCTCACGCCCGGAGTCGTCGAAACCGACTTTGACCATTACTTGAGCGCCGGAATTGGATGCCATTGGTTAAATGATTTCCAGCCTTCTACTATTGCAACTGAGTTGCGTCAAGACTACGCGGCGGAAATCTTGCAGTTCACACCCTTGAACATTTCTTTGACAAGCCCGACGGCTACTTTCTTGTCAACATACTCCATCACGTCCCTTGTCGCGTTATTTAATGCCTGTTGGACGAACTCGATGCCGACGGTGCCGCCGCCCCTGCTGGTATTGGTGAGCACGATGCTGGCGGTGTAGCCGCTGACTTTTACGGGAGTCACAAAGCTGTTTGCCGCTGTGCCGCGCGCTGCTTTGTCCACAGTAGGGATGTTGCGCTGTTTGAGGCGTGTCAGCTTGTGTTTTTTTTGCAGGTAGGGTGATTTTTCGTGAAGGTCGCGCGCGGCCCATAGCCAGCCGGCGGCGATGTAGGCGCGGCTCTGTATCCGCATTTTGAGGATGGCTGACATGACTTCTTTCACGATTTCCGCTGCGTAGGGCCGTCCGTGCTGTTTCATCCACTGCAATGCCAGCCAGAAAAGGCGCGGGCGGGTGATGGTGCGTCCGCTGCCGCTGCCGAGCTTGCCGGAAACTGGCTTGTTCATGTCGGACTTGATGCGCTCTTTGGTGGCCTTGCGCGTGAGTTGCACGAGGCCGTCGCCGGTGCCGCTGCCGATGAGCACCTTCATGGCGGCATCTTGCACGATGTCCACAACGGGGGTGCGCGAAAGCTGTATCTTTTGCGAAAGTGCTTTGTTGAGGCCGCTGAAATCGTATTTGACTTGCACGCTGGCTTTTTACCACCAAGACGCCAAGACACCAAGGGGATTGTTGCTTGCTACTTGCGAAAAGGGGCGGTGATGACGCGCCAGAGGAAACAGAGCAGTTGGGCGGCTAGGGAGAGGATGGGGTTGTCGAGTCGGCGCATTCATTCTTTTTACCGCCAAGTCGCCAGGTCGCCAAGGATATTCACTGGCGCGGGTGCATGACGCCGGAGAGGTCGAGGGGTTTGCGGGCGCGGGTGTAGCGGAGTTGGTTCTTGCCTGTCTCGTTGGCGGTGGTGAGCCACCAGGTATTTTCGAGGCGTTCGCCGTCGGCCTGCGAGATGTCCCAAAGGATCTGTGCGGGCGTCATGCTGCCCATCGTGACCGCCGAGAGTGTGCCTATGTAGAACGCGGCACCGCCCGGCGTTATGCGTTTCCCGATCCGCTGCCCTTCGTGTCCGGCTCCACGCTCAATGCGTCGGCAAGGTCTTTGTCAATCGCCTCGCTCACCTCCATTGCCTCCTTGGTGCGCGCTGCGGTGTCAATGCCGAGCTTTTCCGCCCACTCCATCGCCCGCACGCGAAACGCGCCGGCGGCATCGCCACGGGCGGAATCGCATTGCGCGGGTGATTGCGTGCAAATGAACAACTTCAAGA